GTGCCATCTAATTTCCAATAAATTTTTGTAATGCTGGATTAACTGCTTCTAGTATCTCGGCTAATTCTTCTGCACCACTTTTAGGTTGTACAGTTACAGGTTGCACAAAAGTATCTACAGGGCTTGTAGAAGATTGAAAGGCGGTGCTTTGAAAACTGTTAGTCATACGATTTTACCAACTGAAGCAAAGGTAGAAAGTCCTTGGGAAGCTGCTCCCAAGATAACTGAACTTAAAGAAGGTATCTGATTATATGCTTGATTTATCTGACTTTGTATTTGATTACGTCTACTGTCTCGTTGTGCCACAAGACCTTGTACATTTCTTCTGTACTGACGAGTTGCCGATTCTAAGGTTTGATTTATAGCTTCTCTTGCATTAGCTGTTTGTCTTTCTGAATCCGCTAATATCAATCTAGCAGTTATACCTGTTATACCACTTGTTCTTGCAGTTCCTCTTGCTTGCAATCCTTTTATTGTTCTTGCTAATTTTTGTTGTGCTGCTATTGCTTGATTTTCTCTTTGTCTAAATCCTAAAGCTGATTGTTGATTACCAAATGAATCTTCTGCTGATTGGTTTGCTCGTAATCCCATTTTATATGTTTGTCTAGCATTTTCTTTGGCAGCACCACGCATAGCAAGACCCGAAAACAGGTTTAACCCTGCCGAACCTGCTACCATACCTGCAACTGAACACATTTAGGCTATCCTCAGAAATTCATAAAAGGGTTTTTCTTGCTCTCCATATTTTTCGTGATAGTTAACAAATGTAAACCCAAGAGCTTTTAACCACTTAATAGCAGAATCGTTCTCTGCATATACAAAATTATATAGGATTTTGTAATTTTTCAATAGGCCATCTACCCATTTTCTACCTTTTCTTACAAGTTGTATTTTATATTTTTTATTAGTAAATAATTCATCAGTACATATCATCCATATACAACCATCTCTAATAACTCCACATAAACCCATAGGTTGATCGTCATCACTAGCTATTGTTAAGACTTGTTCCCCTGCTAGATATGTAAGACGTAAGGCATCTGCTGGTTCTTGTCCTGTTTGATATACAGCTTCAAGACGATCCATTTCTCTCATGTTTTCACATACATAATTAAGATCTTTTAAATTAGCTTTTCTTAAATAACCCATTAAGTACGTCTAGATCTTAAATGAAACATAGCTTCATATTCAGCACTTGCCAGTTGTGTAGGTAAGAATGTGTCATTCTTTACATCTATATCTACTCTATCTGCTCTTGACATTATTGGCACTTTAAAAGTACCTGACTCTAAAGTTATGTTTCCTAATGTAGAAGAAGTTAAACCAAGAAAACGACCAGTAAATTTATGTGTAGATGTACTTCTGCTTTCTGGAGTGACTTCTACTTTAAAAAATCCTGTATCTTCAAACTTTATATAAAAATGATGTAGTTGCAATCTACCACTTAAGATTTCATTCCTACCTTGTCCTCCTTGATTCAATCTTCTTTGACTAAACCTATAGTGCATTTCGTATGGTTCACCAATAATAAATTTACTATTTCTAAAATCACCACTAGCTGTAATAGTAGATGTTGATCCATCAGTAGAATTTGACGTAGCAATTAATCTTCCAGCTTTCAGAGTTTTGGTATTACCTTGCGTATCAATAAATGTACTTGTTTCTCCACTGGCTAAATATCTACCAACTACATTCATATTTGCTCTTAATCTATAAGGAACAGTAAACGTAGAAACATCAGTAGTAGCGTTGTAAGCTACTGATACCCCTGTAGTGGCTTCAGTAACTTTATGATCTAAGCAGAATTTAAAAGTTGCATTAGCTTCTTTTACATCTGCTTCAAATGGTATCTTTTCAATAGTTGTACCATTAGCTTCTTGTATTACTAAAAATAAATCAGTACCAATAAAATCTGCATTTAGTATGGTTCTATTTGAATTGATTGTGTAAGTAGACCAAGAGTTAAGAATTTTTGTTCCTTGAGGACCAAACAACCATCTGTTAACAAATAATTGATTAGGGTTATCAGTTCCTAAACAAATTAAAACATCTTCACTTGTTGAAATAGCTAACTTAAATATATTTACTGGAATTAATCTTGGAACATGAATAGTTATATTAGCTGCTTCTCTTATTGTTAAATCTTCTTGTGTAATATATTCTCTTACACCAGCAAAAGTTCCTTTCTTAGTTAAATAATAAATACTATTACCAGAAGCTACAGGTGCTGCTGCATCACTACTTTCAAATTCTGTTGCAACTACAACCGTAGCTGTTTTAGGTGTAAGAGTAAGAACAGATGATGATGTAAGAATAAATTGTGTTTGGTCAGAAAACAATATTAATTGTTCTGCCATTGGTACAGCGTGTTTTAATATTGATACTTTTGTATGTGAAGCTGATACATCTATAGGATCGCTATCAACAATAGTTAAAACTGTTTCTCTAAAGAATTGAAAGAACTCAGATACTGTTGTAAGTATGACATTATCATCAGCTAATACTCCTAGTCTGCTTCTATAAAAAAATACATTATTTATAGTCTTACCAATAAATGAAGGATCAGGTGCAGAAACAATATCACCTACAGTTCTTTCTCCCCATTTAGGTAAGGTCGAATTGTTTACTTTACCAAAGGCTACATTTCCAGTTGTTGTTAAAGAACCTGCTGCTGTAAACGTAAACGTATTTGCATTTGTGACCGTTACTGTAAAAGTACCATCAACAGCGTTGCCAGAAACAAAATCAAATTGTACTGAATCACTACTTGATAATCCATGACTAGCAGAAGTTACAGTAACAGTAGTTCCTGATTGACTATAAGTTCCACTAGCACTTAGATCTGTATATGTATCACCATCAACTCTTGCAAATCTAAAATCACCATCACTTTGCCTTATAAGAATATGTGGCATTGTGTCGTAATTAAATTTAAAAGGAATACCTGATTCAGCACATTCTTCCCAATGCCCTTCTTCTAACGTACCTGTAGTGGTGCTGTTGTTAGCAACAAACTTAACGTAGTAATTATCAAAATCTGTTGTATCATCTCCATTTATTTCTACTACATAACCATGAGGTGAAACTGTTGGTAAGTCAGAAAATCTTTGAATACTATTTTTTACTATTACTAAATCTTGATTACCTTGTGTGTCATTTCCATCTATAGAAAAATCAGACCCATCTGTTTTTTTTACATGAACAACAGGACCATTTTGTTGAAATGTAAATCCTGTTAAACCAGCAGCTAAACCTGTTCTTAAATCAGTTGCAACTTGTGTTGTGCTTAAAGTCGTGTCTGAAGAAGTGTCATCAGAAACTGTTACTCCATCAACCGTAACAGAATATGTTGTTTTATTAGAAACTTGACTTACAAAAATTATGGCCTGTGTAATATTTCCACTGGATAAAGTGCTGGTATCCATTGCAGTTACTACACTTTTATTAACAACAAAAGTAAAGTCTGCAATAGTAACAGTTTTTATATCATCTCTAGGATTTGTTGTATTTAAATATGTTGTACCATCAGGTTTTTGTACTGTTCTTTCTGTTCCATCTAACTCAAAAACTCTTACATTTCCATTACTAAAAACAGAAATAAATCTTCTGTTTACATCTCTGTTAATAGTATGAATATGTACATTACCTAAAGTTGTATTAGAAATAGTTGATACATATTCAAGACCTGATCTTTTTGTAAGACCTAAAACAGGATTGCTATCAGCATTGTCTTGCAAATCAGCATGGTCATCTTGCTTAGTTGCATCTGAAGCTTGTGATATACCCCTTAGTAAAGTTGGTATAGCTCTTGAGATTAAACCCATTGTTACCTAATCAAAGCACTAGAAGGTGAATAAGTATCAAAGACACTTGTTAAAGAAGGATCTCCTCTAAGAACATTATGATCTCCATTAGCTAAGTCTGTCTCCATCAAGATAGCTCTTGCTCTAGTTTCATCTTGTTGTGTATAAGTTCTTAATCCATCATCACTAACTAATCTGTCAACAAAAATACGAGCAGCTTTTATTGTTATATATCGCCTAGCAGGTTCTGTAATCTCATTAAAATCTCTAAAGTAAACAATAGTACAAATAAGATCTTCATCAAATTCATATTTATTATTTAATCTGTCATACAGTTTTAAAGATCTTTGTATTGCATCTATCGTAGGGTGTTGATGAATATTAGGATCAACTCTTAAAACATCTGTTGAAAGAGATATGTGATTAGATACATCTCTAGTAAGAGTTACATCTATTTCAGTATTAAAAGACCACCCTTCCGATTGAACTTCTTTACTTACTTCTGTAAGGGTTGATTGTGCTAGTCGAGCATCAACAGGAAGTGTTCCTGTAAGACTGTTGATAGGAGCTTCGCCTATAGCAGCTAACATAATGTTAATGCTTTCTAATTCTGTTGTTGCAGCTACAGCCATAAGTACCTCTTAATTAATACTGGTTTAATTGTTTTAAGGCATTTTCTCTAGCTTTTCTACCTTTAGAGATGATACCAAATTTGCTAACTTCTTTTGGATTGTCATACTTCTTTTTTAATTGTTTTACAAACCATGAGCTAGGAGTCTGTTTATTTTTTGATGCTTTAATTTGTAAAGACTTTCTTCCTTCTTCCATTTTTAATATCCTTTCTTTTTCATTTTAAGGGAATCTCTACCACCTTTCATTTTCTTCTTTTTTTTCTTTGATGAATGATACATGATAATAAAAAAAAGGGTATCTAATAATAAGATACCCTATAAATTGAAATTAAGTAGCAGATAATTTAATTGTTGCAGCACATTCTGGTCTTAGGATTCCATGACCAAGAGCATACTTAGCAACCATTAATGTACCTTGATACATAATTCCGTAGTCTGAACCAGAGATCTCAGTTGTCATATCCATTAATTTAACTGTACCAACAGCAGATTTATGGAAGAC